AAGGAATACTACATATATTTTTCAAAAGAAACCATTGCAAAGATTGCCTTAATGTTTGCAAAGAATAAATATAGTGACCAAGTAACCGAAGAACACGCTAAGCAAGTCAAGGGAATGACCATTTTTGAGTCGTGGTTAACAGAAGACAAGCAAATGGATAAGTCAGCATTTTACGGCTTAGATGTTCCTGTGGGAACTTGGTGTATCTCTATGAAAGCAGACAACCAAGAAGTCTACAACCTAGCAAAAGAAGGCAAGATAAAAGGCTTTAGTATTGAGGGGTTCTTTTCGGACAAACTAGAGAAAAAAGAACTAAGCAAAGAAGATAAAGAAATAGAATTATTAACCGAAATAATGGCAATGTTATAAATAGTATTTAAAAAATGGCAAAGAAAAAAGGAAAAACACCAAGTAGGACAAGTCCTAAGAATAGTAAAAGAGGTTGTCTTTGCGAAGACGACACTTACAAGGCTGAGTGTTGCGATGGCAGCTTGCAAGCTCAGGGGATAGGAGCGACTGTAGGACAAAACACCTCAGACGTTCAAGAAGCAAATGGAATAAGAATTAAACAATCAAATAGAGGTTAAAATGAGCGAAACAAAGGAAACACTTTTGGATAAAATTGCCAGCAAAGTAGGTTTAATGCTTACAGGCGAAGAATCCAAAAAAGAAGTAAAGCTAGAAAAGGCGGTACTTAAAGACGGTACACCCGTAGAAATTGAAGGCAAGGCAATATTTGTATTGACCGAAGACGGGGAAAGACTCCCAGCACCCGTAGCAAATCACGAGCTAGAAAATGGCGATGTGGTTGTAGTGGAAGAGGAAGGCGTAGTTAAAGAGATTATAAAAGCCGACTCAGAAGTTGAAGAGGAAGACTTAAAAGAGGACAAAATGGAGTTTGCTTCTAAAGAGGATATGCAAAACCTCAAAAAAGAAATGGACGAATTAAGGGGCATGATTGAAGGCAAGGACAAAGAAGAAATGTCTAAGGAGGATTTAGCAAAAGCCGAGCCTGTAAAAGAAGAGATTAAAAAGGAAGAGTTAAGCGCAGAAGAGCCTGTAAAAAAGGTAACGCACTCACCCGAAAAGGAAGTTAAAAAGAATATTAACCTATACGCACAGAAAAGAAAAGGAGACACAAAGAGCGTTGTCTTCCAAAAATTATTTTCATAAACCAATTTAACACCAAAAAAAGATGGCAACCACAACAAACATTACAACTAGCTATGCAGGAGAAGGCGCAATGCCTTACGTTGCAGCGGCTTTATTTTCATCCCCAACTTTAGAGCAGGGAGGTGTAGACATTATCCCAAATATCAAATTTCGTAAAACATTAAGACCAGCAAGTATTGGCGACATTATCGCAGATGCAACTTGTGATTTTTCTGCATCTTCTAGTGTTACTTTACTTGAAAGAGTTTTAGAACCTAAAGAGCTTCAAGTAAATCAGCAATTTTGTAAGACTGATTTTATTGATACTTGGGATGCAATCGAAATGGGATTTTCTGCTTTCGATGTAATACCTAAAACCTTTGCTGACTTTATCATTGCTGAATACGTTGCTAAAGTAGCAGAAGCAAATGAGACAAGCATTTGGAGAGGTGTAGCATCTAACGCAGGAGAGTACAATGGATTTACTACTATTGTTGCAGCCGATGCAGACCTTCCAGCAGATCAAGAAATTACTGGAACTACAATAGATAAAGACAACGTACAAGCAGAGCTTGGTAAAGTTGTTGATGCGATTCCTAACAGACTCTACGGAAAAGAAGATTTGAGAATCTACGTAGCAACAAATGTTTACAAAGCATACACAAGATTTTTAGGTGGATTTGCTGCTAACGGTCGAGGTGCTGCTGGTGTAAATAACCAAGGTAACAACCAAAGTTTAGGAGCTTTAGAATTTGATGGAGTTCAGTTGTTTATGACATACGGACTCGCTGCTAATACAATGTTAGCGACTAGAGTTTCAAACCTTAAGTTCGGAACTGGACTGCTTTCGGATCACTCAGAAGTGAGATTAATTGACATGTCGGAAACCGACGGAAGCAAAAATATCAGATTTGTAATGAGATTTACAGCAGCAGTTCAATACACTTTTGCAAAAGACATCGTGACTTACGGAATCGCAAACGCAGTAAACTAATCATAAGGGAGTTAATAGCTCCCTTTATAATACAAAATAAATATGGCATGTGATATAACAAAAGGTCGTTTAGACACACCTTGCAAAACAGGCGTTGGAGGTGTTAAAGCCTTTTACTTCGCCAACTTTGAACCTCTAATTTACAAGCAATTTGAAAAAACTGCTGGATTAGTTACCTCACTTTTGACAAGTCCAACTACACCTATAGATTTGTATAAATATGAGCTTAGAAGTTCAGGGCATAACCTAGAGGATGCTAACGAAAATTCGGAAGAAACGGGAACTTCATTTGTGACCTCTACTTTTACCGCAATCTTGAAACAGATTGGAGCTACAACTAGAGATGAATTACAATTAGCAAGTTTTGGAAGACCTCAGGTAATTGTAGAAGATTATAATGGTAACTTCTTGCTTGTAGGAATTGAAAACGGTTGTACTGTATCTGTAAATCAGGTTACAGGCTCAGCAATGGGAGAACTTTCAGGCTATAACTTAACGATTACAGCACAGGAAAGAGAATTGAGCTACTTAGTAGACCCTACTATTATAGGAGACGACACGCAAACTACAATAGTTGTAGGAACTTAATATGATTTATAATAAATAATGAAAGCCTGTCTTAATTGATAGGCTTTTTTTTGTTAATTATGTTACAAATAGTAAGGAATCAAAGTATAATAGATATGAAAGTAACTGAAAGCACCACAGTTTTAAGCATATTTACCCAGAATGTCAGCGGTTTATACGACATTAAGGTAACAAATGAGACGTCAAAGGCTTTAACCTACGATAAAACCAAGGCTTTAACTCAGGAATTATACTATTATCAGATAGAAGATACAGAAGGTTTTAATTTTACTAATGAAAATACCTATATAATTGAGGTTTTTAAGCAAAATACTAGCGATTTAGTCTACCGAAACACTGCATATTGTACCGATTCTGACAGTTTTAACAAGGGTAAAAGGATTAATTCAGATAATGAATACATCACATTATGATAAATGAGAAAAATACGCATATAGTTAACTTATCTAGCTATACAAGTCCATCCATTACTGAGGTTAAAAATGATAATTACGTAGAATACGGAGACAACAACGACTATTTCAACTACTTAATTGAACGTATTACAGGAAGCTCAACTAATGGAGCTATCATAAAAGGTATATCAAATCTTATTTATGGTAAAGGTTTAGCGGCTACAGATGCAGAAAACAGAACTTCGGAATGGATTAAGATAATGACTTATTTTAGACCTAGTGATTTACGAAAAATAATCTATGACCGCAAGGCGTTGGGCATGGCTGCAATTCAAGTCCTATACAAAAAGGGAAAAGTTGTAGGAACTGAACATTTTCCGATGCAAACGTTAAGACCAACTAAAAAAGACAAGTTTGGAAAAATTAAGACTTGGTTATATTTTAACGATTGGAAAAACAAAAAGAAACAAGATGAAGCTGAACCGATAGCAGCATTTGGAGAAGGTAACGGAAACGAACCTGAGATATATATTTGGCAAGGTTACGTTTCGGGGTTTGAATACTTCCAGCCGCCGGAATACATAGCAAGTTTACCTTATGCTTTACTAGAAGAAGAAATCGCAGACTATCTAATTAACGATGCTCAGAATGGTTTTAGTCCTACGACACTATTAAACTTTAATAACGGTGTACCTGAAGACCAAGACAAAAGACGAGATTTAGCAGACGAAGCAACAAAGAAACTATCTGGAAGCAAGGGTAAAAAGTTAGTAGTAACCTTCAACGAAAACAAAGACCATAAAGCAACTATAGACAGCATACCTCTCAACGATGCCCCAGCTCATTACGAATACTTATCTAAGGAATGCTTTAATAAATTGATTGTAGGGCATTCTGTAACGTCTCCGATGCTATTAGGTATTCGAGATGGACAGAGCGGATTAGGCAACAATGCAGACGAGATTAAGAATGCAACTTTACTTTTTGAAAATATAGTTATTCGTGTTTATCAGAACCAACTTATCGACATTATAAAAGAGATATGCCCTACTTCTTTAGACTTATACTTTAAGACGATACAGCCTTTAGACTTCATGCAAGTTGATGAGCCATTGAGCGATGACGAAGAAGAAAAGCAGACAGGAGTTGAAACAGAAGAAGGCGCACAACCTAACATTGCAGAAGAAGTAAACAGTAACGAAATTGCAAAAGACAATGAGTCAAGTTACAACGGGGCGCAAATATCCTCAGCACTTGAAATAATTACTTCTGTATCTGAGGGTATAATCTCAGAAGACCAAGCAATTACATTTTTAATACAAATGCTTCAATTTGACCCAGAAGTAGCTAAATCCTTATTTAGAGGCAACGCCTCTGAAAAGGTAGGAAAAGAGCAAGCTCTAAAAATGCTTAGTAAATTAAAAAAGCAAGAGCCAACCGATGAGGATTTAAACAAAGCCTTTGAGCAACTTAAAGAATTAGGCGAAGAGGTTGGCGATGATTGGGAGTTGGTAGACGAGCGAGAAGTAGACGAAGAGACAGAGGATGAAATGGATGAGCTACTAGAAGAAGCCAACTATAAAAGCACAACCACTCTACAAAAGGCAATAAATCTAGTAAGCACAGGCACAGCGAGACCAAACTTAAAAAGCGGACAAGATAAAACGATTGATGGTATTAATTTCAAGGTTCGTTACAAATATTCACCAGAAACTACAGGTTCAGATAGTAGAGAGTTTTGTAAAAAAATGGTAAGCGCAAACAAGATTTACAGAAAGGAGGATCTTAAAGCTATGAAAGGGCAAGCTGTTAATCCGGGCTTTGGAATTAAAGGAGCAGCAAAATATAGTATTTGGAAATACAAAGGCGGTCCAAATTGCAACCATAAATTTATGCGACTAACTTTTAAAAAGAAGGGAAGCATAGACGTTAAGAGTCCACTAGCACCACGCATAAGCACAGGCAAAGCAGAAAGAGAAGGTTACAGAGTCCGAAACCCTAAAGAGGTCGCTATGAAGCCAAAAGACATGCCTAACAACGGATATAAAAGATAATTATGGCAATCACACTATTTGTAACACAAAACGATATAAAGGCTAACAGCATTGTAAGTGGTTCAGTAGACCCTGACAAGTTCTTACAATTTGTTAAGATAGCACAAGAAATACACATTCAAAACTATCTAGGCACTAAGCTATACGAGAGAATACAATTATATGTAACTAACAACGGAAGTCAAAACGGTACGTTCTCAGGGAATAATACAGACCCAGAAAAGATACTTTTAGATAAGTTTGTTAAGGACATGACATTATATTGGGCGATGGTAGACTACATTAAGGTAGGAGCATTTGAGATAACGAATAAGGGAGTTCTTAGACATACAAGCGAAACCGCAGAACTTGCAAGCATAGAGGACTTGGATTACTTGACAAATAAATATAGGGATTTGGCTCAGTATTACACAAATCAATTTATCGAGTTTATGCCTTACAATCAAGATACTTATCCTGAATATAATACGAACAAAAACGATGACAGATACCCAAGTAGAGATAGCTACTTTGGAGGTATGCAAATATAAATAACATGTAATTAACAGAGAGAGACGAAATAACAGACCTTGACAACAATTCTTTTATTCATGTTGTACAAAGTGGAGAGAGTTTTAAAGCCACAATTTTAAATTTACTAAAGGTTGTGCAGGCTAAATTAGTAAGCGGAACTAACATAAAAACAATAAATTCCACAACACTATTAGGAAGTGGCGACATAAAACTAGAACCAAAGAGAACCAACAAGCCAGTCCCAGAATCTAGTTACATTCTATTAGCTACCGATGTAGATAAGTTCTTAATCTTCTCTAATGCGTGTACGGTTGTAGTACCTAACGGACTAGCTGCTAACTTAGAATTTCAAGGCAAGCAAGGAGGCACAGGACAAGTAACATTTTCAGCAGAATCAGGAGGAACTCTAAACGTGCCTTCAGTATTCTTAGCAGAGACAGCAGAACAGCATTGTTTTTTTGGAATCAGAACCGATGGAGGCGATGTAAGTACAATTTTAGGAACTTTAAAACTATCTTAATATGAATATGTCAATAATTTCTGCAAGTAGATTGAGGGCGTCATTAGAGCCTAGTATAAATTTATTTGGAAGCTTATCAGGTAGTAGTAAATGGTATGGAGGAGTTTTAGCCCCTAATGGTAAAATCTATGGTATCCCATTTGGTTCAAACGAAATCTTAGAAATAGATCCTGTTAATCAAACCACTTCTCTATTCGGAAGCTTATCAGGTAGTAATAAATGGGCTGGAGGAGTTTTAGCACCAAATGGTAAAATATATGGTATCCCATTTGATTCAACACAAATCTTAGAAAT